CCCCAGACGGTGCGGCCGCCAACATGACCCGTGCTGCCGCCACGGACGCCGCCGGCATAACCCTGCCCGCGGAATCATCGTACGCGTCCCAGGCCTCAATAAGGTTATCGTCTACTGTGGGGACGATACCGCCGGTCCACCTAGTATTAGGCATATTGTTTTCTCCTAAAAATATTGTCACACAATCTTCAGTAGGTGAGCCAGCTAACCGTCATCTCGCCCCAATCCATAATTGTACCCTCATCAATATTCTGATACGTATAAAGCGCGATCCGATCCCCGACGTTCAGACGCCTCACCCCGGTCACCTGCAACGCAGTCCACAAACCATGGTTCAACGCAGCATACATGTAAACACCGTATTCAACATCGTTGCTACGAGTGACCCTAGTGCCGCCAACATATCCCGCCCAGGATGACCGATACCATGTTGTGCCGTCTAGACGGTAAAGCCCGCTCTGCGGAATAATGATTTCCATACCGTCTACTTGCATTCCGCCGCGAACGATCTTCTCCTGCGAACCCACCGGGACCTGGGTCCATTTATCTTTCACAGTCCACAAGTGCGCGTTGTTTGTTGCCATGTGGGCGAAAGGCGGCTCCGTGAAAGTACGCCAAGACGACGTGTGAGGCGGAGCCGACCCGGGCGGGTCATAAGACACGCCATTCGTATCCATGACGAGCTGACCGCCCTGACGGTCAGTAATCTGTATTTTCGCAACACCCTCGCCGTCACGGAAAACATGCAAACCGGAGGAGCGGCTCATTTTCCACGACACATACATGGAATAAATGATCCCGAGCTGCATGCCCGGCGTGAAAACGTCAGAAGTACGGGCACTGATATAGAAGGGCGTGTCAGTGTCTTGGATCCACGTGCCGTCAGGGAGCGTGAAATCGAATCTTATTTTCTTCCCGGCCGTCGCCTCCTCGTCAACAACAACAACCCTATTCTTGCCAATGTTGATTGTGAGAATCGCGCGGCCGTTCCAGGACGGGGTGAAAAGAATATACCCCTCGACCTTACCGACGCCTTCACCGGCAATACCATACGTTTTCGGCTTGGCTACGGCAATGTCGTGGATTGCCATCTGCGCACCATTGCCACGATTGGGACGATCCCTGTCCGTCAGAACGAATCGCGTGCCACCCTCAAGTTCCTCGACGGTCGCGATTTTGGGAGACCAGATAGACTCCCAGAACCCGTACTCGCTGCCGAGTCCGAAGCGAATATTCTTCTCGCCTGACGTCGGCTCAGTATCAACGAGCGAAAGCTCACCACCGATAAGTCTGTTACCGACGAGGTCACCGGTGACTTTTGCCGCGTTGAATGTCGCGTTTCCAGCGGTCAGCATTTCCGTGGTAACGGATGCGAACGCAGCTATTTTGGCCCAGAGTTCCCCGGACGCGTAAATGTTACGGGCGGACACGGAACCGTCAGCGAGTGAGACGTTCCCCACGGACGATGGGACGAGAATGCTTCCGGCAACCATTGTTCTGGTCACCCACTGTGTTCCGTCCCAAATACGCACGTCAGTAATGTGCCCGGCATTGTCTGTGACATACCAAATCAACCCTGTGACAGGATTCTCTGGCGCGGTCTGGGCTACTACGGGCGGCCGGTTAGCTTCCGCAATCTGGACAGCTTTTTCCGCGTCTTTCGCAGCCTTGTTCGCAGCGCCTTCGGCTTTATTGGCGCGGTCTCGAATTGCGTCGGCCTCTTCGAAAGCGCGCTTAGCGTCTTTCGCGGCCTGGCTGAGAATTTTGCCACTATGCCCGAGATTCTCAACCTTTGCACCGGAAGGCGGTTCAGCGATAGGGTCACTGATCTTGACTACGCGGCCGGATGAGTCAATGATGACGAGTACGCGGGCGCCGATCCACGTGGCAATGCCATCGGATTCGCCAACAGCGTGGGAGGTCGGATTGCTGTAAGGGATCCCTACTTCTACCCAGCCGGACGGGAGGGTAGAGTCCGTTGCTGACGTGCCGGTGATTTTCCCGTACGTCCACGATACTGAGGATTGCTGAACAATAACATTGTTATTGTTGCGGCCGCCGCCGTTTCGTGGCGACGTGTCAAGCAATAGTGACGGTCTTACCATGATGTCCGCTTACTCCCCCAGTACCTCTATGTCCACCCTCATTGTAGCGGACGGATCAGACAACGGGAGACTATAGGCCGTGACACGGCCCGCAATATGCTCACCATGCTCAGTAATCGCACCAACAATATCCCCGACCTCAATACGAGCGTCAGGAATAATCGTCAGAGAACGAGAGGAGCGGGAGGAAATGTCTTGAATCATGTACGTGTCTGCGGCCTCGGATACCTCTCTTGCTGAACTGGCGGCACTGAATTCTTTGTGCGACGTAACCCAACCGTAACCGGCCGGATCATATGGAGGATCAGTGATTTCGCGTTCCGCAGTCCACCGTTCCTCTTGCTCACCCTGAGCTCTCTGTTGCTTACTGCCAGTAACGTACCACCGATTCGGACGCCGGCCGCCCGACCTCGGAGCACGCGGAGCCTCCAAAAGAAAACCTGACTCATATGTATAAATCTCGTCAGGCGCCGTCTTGTCACGGAGCTTGAAAATGTGCAGCATTCCATCGGCTCCGCTACGAATACCACAGCCACGAGATTCGACGAGCTTATAGATTGATTCGATTCGCGAATTTCCCCATTGCGTGGTACGTGGGATAGGCGCATCCCATACGTCGTCCTCCAGTTTTACTCGCACATATTCCGCAAGCTCATTGGCTTCGGAAAGCAAGGTGGCGCCAGCGGCGGGGGAGGACGGCCACGGTCTCGGATTATCGGCAAGAATCTGCGTCAAATCTTTACAGGAAACATTCACCTTTTCTTTCGACACGGACCATTCCATGTTGACGAATTCGCCGAGCGGAATTTCCCAGTAGTCGCCGCGACGGTTCTCATAAAGCGCAGTAACCATAGAACGCTGTCCAAAATTGTTGAGCGCGTCCAATGGCCATTCCGGAGTCCACGACATTGGGCAAGAATAAGACAATGCGCCCGGAACTTGACGGTTCGTTGAGGACCACTCAACTTTTACTTCGGAGGCGGGGATGCCCGTTTTGAGGACTTCACCGCCGCGAATGATATCGATTCTTGCGCCGATGCTGAGACCGTCTGAAAGGGCGGCCAACGTGGGGCCGTTTCTCATGGCATACCCGCAATCATTTTGCAAATCTCAATATATGTGCGCGACTTCCAAACCTTGTCCGCCTCACGCCATTCGCCCCAGGTGACGCAAGGTGCTGCCCCCCAGCCCGCGTGAGGGCCGACAAGCATCGGTGAGTCCTCGGGGAGCTCATGCCATTTGACGTTCCACCGAATGATACCGTCTCCCGTGATTCTAGCACTGTCGACCTTGTCTACGGTAATGAATCGCGATGGTAGAACGTCGGCGGGGGCGCCGGGCGTAAGAATAAGCGGCTCCCGCTTCTGCAGGATCTCCCAAACATTGTTAACGTGGGACGGGTCGTCTAGGACGAATTGTCCGCCTCCAGTGCGGGCCACTTCTAGCATCGGCCACCTGGCGATAAGTGAGTTATATCTCGAAACCGGGGAGGACCATTCTCTTTTATCCTGAGCCTCCTCCCAGATAAGCCCGGGAACGGTGCGCCCGTTGAGGCCGCTCACCATGCCACGCCACCACTCCACCTCAGGGCGGGTCAACGTGACCGAGGAGTCGCCCTGGGTGTATTTTATTGTGGTGCCCGGCACGGCGTACGCGTCCGAGAGGATCATTGTGACCGGCTCGGTCAGCTTGGGGCCTTCGAGCTCGCGAATCATTTTCGCACGCCCAGTGAGAGGTCTTTTGTCGCGAGCCATCCCGGGCACGGCGAAAAGACGGTCACCCGCGTAGACGGGCTCTTTGCCTGTAGCCATTATTGACGGCAGCCCAGTGTGTGTAGCAATCCATCCCGTAATCGGCATTATTTTGCGCTTTCCGTCATAATGGTTTTACCTGTTCATTCGGTCATAGTCTACTATGGCCGACGTTGCCTCTACCTGCATGCGTCCAACAAGGTCATTGTCAACGTCTCGAATTTCGAGTACGTCGGGGCCGAGAGCACGATTCTCCAGAAGGCTGATGAGTTTGTCCATTTTCTCCCACTGGGCTGACGTGAAAACGGGCTCGGGACGGCCGGTCTTGTTTTCGATTGTTGAGAGGCCGGGCTGCAGGAATCCACCATTATCGTAGCGAAGATTGCCTGCGGACGGCCCACCATAGATCGGAACCTCACGCACCGGAATACCGAAAGTAGGCGCCTCGACCATCATCCCATTACCGGAGGCGATAGCAACGTGGTGAGCCGGGTATCCCCAGAACAGGAGCGTGCCGGGCACCATGGGGTTACCGGGGGATGACATTGCTTGATATCCGGCCGCCGTGAGGCGAGGCACGTGAATGCCCATAGCATTGAGCGCCCAATAGACAAGACCAGAGCAGTCGAGTCCGCCGCCCGGGGAGACGCCGCCCCAAACATACGGTGTACCGATAGCGCGACGCGCCGTATTCACGAGGTCGCCGGCAGCGGCGCCAATAGCGCCGATTCCGCCACCGAATCCGCTGACCACAGGCATGTGATCTTTAATCCAGTCGCCGAGCGCGTCAATGGTTTTGTCCACGCCCGCCTTTCCAGCGTCGAAGAATGGTTTTGCCCCGTCGCCGCCCCATGAATCGAGAAGTTTGTGAACCGGAGCTTTAATGACAGTCTCAACGGCTCCGATCGGGTCGGAGAAGATCGAGGATACAGCGTCGGCCGCCCCGGTAATCCAATTAAGGGCAGCGGACGCACCTTTTGATACCGTTTCCTTGACAGGGTCCCAAATACCGCCAGGAGCGAATGCGGCATAGCCGGCGTCGCCGCCAGGAATCCTGTCACCGTGCGCCGCAGCGCGGTTCATGGCATTCACCATTGCAGGCCCACCGACAGCTTTCACCCATTCGGGTCGCATAATCGCCTCTCCACCGGAAAGCGCGAGCCGGCCGCCGCCATCGGGTGATACGAAATGGTAAATGTCGCGGCCCGGAGAGTATCCGGGCAGAACACCACCGGACGCGTACCCGCCAATCGTAGGAGCCTCAGGAAGACGAAGATCAAGAGAGAGCTTCTCCATCATCCCATTAACGAGCTTCCGCAACCCGTTATTGTAGACGGTGCCGATAACGAAGTTAACAGGCTTGGCAGCAGCTTCCTTGATTTTGTCCCACGCCGTCCTAACACCATCCTTCATAGTATTGGCGGCGGCCACGACCCTGTCCCAGGCGCTTGTAATTGCGGGAACAAGCGTATTGGCAATCCAATCTTTAACGATTTGGATTTCGCCCTTCAGAATGTTCCACGCGGAAACGACCATGTTTTTCAGCCAGCTGGTCCACGAAACAACAGTGTTCCAGGCGGCACTGATCGTGGTGGCCGCGCCCTGAATTATGGCGACCCCCATAGTGACCGCAGCAATGATAGACGCGAATACGAACGCGATGATTCCGCCCAGAATTTTCGCGCCAGTCGCAATCGTGTCCCAGGCGAAGCTGATAATGGGTGCAGCGTAGGTTTGAATCCAATTCACGACCGGCTGTATAACGGCCCAAATACCATTCCATGTCGCTGATAGGGAGCCCCACATAATAGACGCCGTGTCTTTAATGGCGTTGAATGCTCCGACTACCCACGGCCACGCAACATTGAAGATCCAATCAACGACAGGTTGAATGGTGGCCCAAATACCATTCCATGCCGCCGACACAGTGCCCCAAAGGGCGGAGGCAGCGTCTTTGATTGTGTTGAACGTGTCAACGACCCATGGCCAGGCCGTGTAGTAGATCCATTCGACCACGGGCTGCATTGCCGCTTGAATGGAGGTCCATGCGGCCTGAACCGTACCCCAAAGATTAGACGCCGCATCCTTGATCGTATTGAACGTATCTACAACCCATGGCCACGCGGTATAGTAGATCCACTCGACCACAGGTTGCATAGCCGCTTGAATAGAGGTCCACGCGACCTGAATATCAGCCCACATGTTAGCGGCCGTATCCTTAATAGCGTTAAATGCGCCTACCACCCAAGGCCAGACCGTATTATAGATCCAATCTGCAACGGGCTGAATTGCGGTTTGAATAGCAGTCCATGCGATCTGAATATCAGACCACATCATACTGGCGGTGTCTTTAATCGCATTGAATGCGCCGACCACCATGGGCCAAATATCATTGTAGATTTGTGTGGCGACGGGCATGATTGCCGCCCAAATAGCGTCCCATGCCCACTGAATCGTGGACCATAGTGCGCTTACGCCCCAGCTGATAGCGTCCCATGCCGTGGTGAGGTACAGGGCGGCGACGTTGACGATCCAGTCGACGACGGGGCGGATTATGTCGCTGATCCCCTGCCAGGCTGCGACCATCCCGTTCCAGACGATCATTGCGCCCGCAGAAATACCATCCCAGGCCGCCTGAAGGTTAGGCCAAGCGGTATTTACAATCCAATCAACGACGGCTTGAATGACTGGTTGAATTCCCTGCCACACGCTGACGATACCGTTCCATACCCATTGTGCGCCGGCAACGATCCCGTCCCAGGCGGCCTGAAGTGCGGGCCACGCAGTGCCGACGATCCAATCAATGACTGCCTGAATAACAGGTTGCATTCCCTGCCAGACGGATACCATGACGCCCCACATCCACTGGGCGCCTGCCACAATCCCATCCCAAGCGACTTGCATGAGAGGCCATACGTTAGCGGCGAACCAATCGGCCACGGCCCCGGCGGCCGTTTTGATTGCTTCCCAACAGGAAATGACAACATTGCGGAATGTTTCGGAGTTCTGCCATGCCACAACAATTGCCGCGACCAGTGCTGCGATAGCAATCACAACAAGACCAATTGGGTTGGCGTCCATTGCGGCGTTGAATGCCCACTGCGCCGCAGTTGAAGCGATTGTTGCGGTTTTGTGGAGGACCATCATTGCAGTGGCCCGCCCCCAAGCAACCGCCTGCATCGTGATCTGTGTTGTCGCTCGCGCGATATTCGACAGGAATTCGCCGGCGTACATGAGGTTGAGCTGCGCGGTCTCGACCACGTCTTTGACTTTCGCCACGGTCATTGCGTTAATGGCTGTGGTGACGCGGCCTGCGACTCCGGCTACGCCTTCCATGTCATTCAGCCATTGCTGCATTGAGGACATGACCATGACGGCTTTCCACGCCGTAAATGCAGCCGCAATACTATAAACCGCCACTTTACTATTGAGAATAGCGACGGTGAGACTTTCCATGAACTGGACAAGGCTACTGTTCGCGATGGTGCTGAGAGCAGTAGCAATGCCGGGGACGAGCGTCCCGACAATGAACTTACCGAGCTCGACGAAACTGTTACGAACGTTGGTGATGTATGAGATGATTCCGGAGTCTTTGTCGAATCCGAAAATCGTCCCCGTGAAATCACCGGACATGAGCAAATCTTTAAGATTCTTCAGCGAGGGGACGAGTGTTTTATTGATCCATTCCCCGGCGGCGGCGGCAGCGTCACGCATGCGGAAAAGAAAATCAACGAAGCTTGAATCTTCCTCGAACGAGAAGATCGGGCCGGTGAAATCACCCTTGCGGATAATGTTGAAAGCATTCGTAATGCTAGGAATGAATGAGTTACTCACCCAGTTGAATACTTTTTCAAACCCTTTGCTCATGGCGTCAAGGGATGCGGTGATCCATGGGAGTGCTTTTTCGGCGATTTCCTGCGCCCCGGTCACAAGGGTGGCCTTGAAGTTTCCCCAAGCGCCTTCCAGGGTTTTGGTGGATGTAGCGGCCTCAATGGCTACGTCCTCCATACCGAGGTCGAGGATTGCTTGGTTGAATTCCTCGGCGGTGATCTCGCCTTTTTCCATGGCTTCCCGGAAATTGCCGGTGTAGGCGCCATTCTTTTTCATGGCTTCCTGCAATTTACCGGACGCGCCGGGAATCGCGTTGGAAAGTTGGTTCCAGTTCTCGGTGGTGAGTTTTCCGGCGCCCGCGGTCTGCGTCATGACAAGGCCGACCGTTTTGAACGTCTGCGCATTTCCGCCCGCAACGGCGTTCAGGTTACCTGCAGCCTCGGCGAGCTTATCATAGCCCTTTACGCCGTTAGATGCGAGCTGCGCGGTAATGGACTGAATGTCGTCGAGCTCGTAAATTGTGCGGTCCGCGTAGGAGCGTGTGCTTTTTGTGAGCGCGTTGATTTCGTCCGCACTTTTACCGGCGAATGCAAGCGTTTGTTTGAATTTGATTGTGGCGTCGGCCGCGTTGAATGCTTCCTTTGCGACACCGCCGAACGCGACTGCAATGCCGCCGATTGCTAGTCCTCCGAGCGCGGCACCGGCGACTTTCGCCACCGATTTGAATGCCCCACCAAGCCCAGATGTGATCTTTCTTTCAGCCGGCCCGGTGTCGACATTGCCGATTTCGTTATTGATGTTTCGGGCGAGGCCTCGCACGGACGGGCTGATCTGAATCCATGCGGTCCCGAGATCATATCCGGCCATTGATACCTCTCCGAAATCATGTGTAGCGAAAATGGTTCACGCCAAACAAACCGTTTTTCGTGTTTGTCTTGGCGTGAACCATTTTACACTATCCGATAGAAACGCGGGTTCAGCTGCCGTATCGGGCGAGCCATTTCTCACCCTTGGCCTTCTGCGCTTTGGCATGTTTGCTTGACACTCTGGGATTACCGGTTTCCCGGTACCCTTCAGCCGGCGGCTTGGGCGCTTCAGGCCACTTATCCTTTTTGACGCCATTGACGGCGAGTAGCGTGGTCTGAATGTTGTGTGCTGACATTATTGTGGCGGCTACCTCGTCGGACCAGTATCTGCCTCCGCCTCGCGCCCTGTCGAATGTTGACCCTGGCGGTAGCCCTCCGATGAGTGCCATTACCCGCCGTGGGGTTATTCTGCCTCGATATAGATCAAGAAGATCGGTGTTGTAGTAGCGTTGCAGGTCGGCTTCTATCTCCCACCCATACTCTCGGAGTAGCGGTGGGAGAATCGTCAGTTTCCCGCGCCCACCTCGGACACGATTGACTGCATGAAGTCGGTCACCGAGTCGATCGGGACACGGCCGTTCTCGTCTTCCAGAGCGGAGTAGACCTCGTCTTTGTGGTCGCCTACGATGAGGCGGAACAGCGGGAACGGGTTACCGGCATCGAGGGCCTCGAATGCGCGGAAGTCCTCCAATGCCTCCGGAGGAATGTCAAACTCGATCCCCTCGTAGTCCACGTGGATAGGGTCGCGCGTGGCTTCCGCCTTGGCGAGCCTGTCAGCCGGGACCTTGGCCCCGGTCGACTTTGCCTTGCTCTTCGTGGTCTTGTCAGACATAATGGGTTGTCCTCAACATTGTTTTATAAAATGAATGGGTTGTGTCTGCTATTGGATCTTCCCCGCTATTCCGCGACAACCCATCCGAAACACGGAATAGCGGGGAAGTATTACTGTCAGGCGGGGAAGAGTCCCTTGTGGTCGGAGTAGATAATGTAGTCGCCCAGTACGGAGAGGTTGTACTCGTAGCCGGTGATCTCAGCCTGCTGGAAAGTGATCTCGCCACGCTCACCGAGCTCCAGACGCGGGAAAACGATACGAATCTGCGCACCCACGCCAGAAACGTCGAAAAAGTCGGCGACACCGCAGAGAAGCTTGACCTTGCGGGAGGACTTTGCGGTAATTTTCACGCCCTTGACGGCGCCGCCGTCCTCAATCTTCTCACTGGTGGCGTCAAGATACCAAGAGAGCGGGGCGAGCTTGGTCTCCAGAAGAGTGGCACTGAACGTGGTCTCTGAGGAATCGAGGAACGTCTTGACGACGCCGTGGCCCTGGTGTCCCTTAATCTTGGTGACGGAGTCGTCGGAAGTGAGCTTGAACCCGTCCTCACTAATCCACCCAACATTGGTGAGACCGGTCACACCGGAGAGGTCCTGGGTGAGTGATGTGATCTTCTTGCCGAAATCGACCTCGTACTCACCCAGCCAGAGCGCGTCATTGTCGGACGAGAAGATGAGTGCATTGTCAGCGTTAACAGCCATTATTTTGTTTCACCTGTGTGCTGTGATTGTTAATGTTGCAGTCGCCCTCGCCTGAGACGTGTCCGGATCGGGCATTTCTATCGGATAGGATGATTGTACCATCACTATACCATCCTGATAGTTCGGCATTGTGTGTGCCACATTCACGGCCTCGCACGCGATTTTCATCGCCTCACCCGACGACTGCGCATAGGCGTCGATCGTTTCCAGCGCGGTGCAGAGCGCCTTCTGCGTGACACCGGTACCACCAGTGGAGAGAACTCGAATGAACGCGGAAGGGCGATCGGGGGATTCGGGGCGACGGGCCACAATCGGCACACTCATGTGCGTGGACAGGAAGTCCATGAGCCGTTTCTTGATATCCGGCACCGTGGGGGCGCGATCGTATGTTGGCGTCATTTCCCGCCTCCGCCCATTGTGAGGCCGATCGCACGCTCCAGCGTGTGCTCTCTCATCTGCCTGCGCATTGCGGCAATGGTGCGCGCCCTAACATATCCGCGGGTACGATTTCCATGCGTCGTCTCACCCTCGAACCCGCGCCCGGCAGCGTTGGCTACGCGCCCCGTCTCGAGCGCTACGGTCCGGGCTACGTCGGGGCCACGCAGAAGATCGGCGACGCCGTCCCTGTTGAGCTGGAATTTTACTTTCGGCATTATTCGCTCACTTTGTCTTCGTTGGCGCGAATCTGCACAACAATCCCCTTAGGGTACGGGGAAGGGCGGCCCTCGACACGGTATTCTATGCCGTCTACAATAAGATGATCCTCCGCAGTCACATCTACCGTAGTATTTCGCCAATAAAGGGCGGCGGGCACGGTGACGGGCATTGCGCCAGCACTGATCGGCTCAGTAGACGTAGCCGGCGCAAACACCGCGGACGGCAGAGCAATATTTTCCCACTGGCCGGGCACCGGATTCCCATACTGATCTTTTGATGCAGGGCCTCGCCTACGCCGTGTGACAGGCACGTATCCGGAAAGCATCACGGCTCCTGCCCACTAATCGCATTAATGTCGTCAATCAACTGATCCGTGGCAGACCGCACATCATAATCCTGCAGGAGGTCCACCTCGAACGCGCCGCCCGAACCCCCGAGAGCATCTTTTTCCTCTCTTTTCAGGTAGAGGCCACCCTCAGGGTTCTGATACGTGAACTGATCGGAAAAAGGGCCGGTCGTGTGCGATTCCGAAGCAATAATCCCGTGAGGCTCAGAGTAGATCCCGCCGCCACTGTCTGTGACGCCGCCGATAGCGTCCCCGCCTTGCATTGCGCGACGCACTACAGCACACGCTACACGCTTTCTCGTACGAGGGGTAGCGGACTCCCAGCGAGGGCATTTCGACACGATGAGATCGGTTGCGTCAGCGAGGAGTACGTCGGCGCGAATGCGTTCATTGTCGGAGAGTGCCCGCCACCGAGCCTCCAAGTCCTCGACCGTGGCAAACGGGATAATATCCTCGGGAATCACTTTACCGTCTTTCTGGGGCGGCCTCGTCCCCGACGAGGGGCATATGCCGGCGAGGCAGTACGAGAGGAGGAAGAGGAGGAGGTGGGCTCGTCTGCCTCGCCGGCGTCATCATTCCCGGGGGTGATTTCGGTGTATTCGTCTCCGAGCATCACATTATGGTCATCTGCGAGATGAATCACAATGTCGTGGTCTCGATGCTTGTAGGATCGCATTTCCGAAATCGCCCCTAAGAAAAATTTTGTTTTGGATGGGTTGTGTTTTTGTTTCTTTACGGCGATTTTATCAGGCGCCGGCCTTGGTCTTAATCGTCGCGAACTTATCCGGGAAAACGTACCAGGCGTACAGAATCTCAAGACGGAGCGCAATCTGGTTCCGCCGCTTCAGGTCACCCTGGCCGTCCGGGTCACCGAAACGGATGATCTCAAGCGGCAGAGAACGCTGAATTCCCCAGCGAATGCCGTCGACGAAATCGCCGACAATGCCCTCGACATTGGTGGCGGCGGTCGCCTCGGGCTTGCCCGCAACAGTGTTTCCAGCAGCGGCCGGAAGTCCCATGAAGTTATCAATGTCGACGCCGAGGCCGATCTGCGGGTAACGCGGCGTACCCGACGGGGAACCGTCAGCATTCTTGGTCTGGAGGCTGCCGAGCGCCCAAACCGCGGACGGGGCAAGCGCAAGGCCGGTCGGCGTAATCGGCTTGGCATTGTCGTTAATGAGCAGTCCGGCGGCCTGGCGGATCACCTGGTCCATCTCCGTAGTGCCAATCTCGACATTCTTGGTGGTGGAGGTCAAGTAGTTGGTCCACGCGTCAATGACGGCACCTGTCAGCGGGTTAACACGGTGGTAAAGGCCGAGGTCGAGGGCGCGGGAAAGCGCCTCACTGCCCTTCTGTGCAAGCTGGTTGAGGACGTCAAGCTGATAATCCTCGTCAGCCCACTGAACCTCCTCGTTGAAACGCATAGTGACCTGAGCCTTGTGCGGCTTAGCGGTCACATAGCCGAATTCACCGGAGGTGGGGGCCTTCTCGGCGCCCTCGTCAACGAACTCGGCCCGGGGGAAATTATCGAAAGTGATAATGTCCACGTCACCGAAAGTCATGGGGATTCCGCCGTTGAGCTTGGCGACGGTGGAGAGGGTCTGGGTGCGAGTAATGATCCCGTCGGCGATCTGCCGAGGCATGAGGACCTTCGCCTTGCCTGAATCAAACACGGCCATTTTTGTTGGTTTCCGTTTCTTTCTAGTGTTTTACTTTTTAGAATTGCGGTGGGCGTTTAGTCGCCGGCGAAAACGTTCCGAGCAAACTCTGCAAGATTTCCGCTGTCATTGTCGGGCGTGGCTCCAGCCTGAGGTACCACGGGGGCGACGGACGGCTTGGCGTCGTGCAGCGCCTTGGCGATTGCGGCAGCATGAGCATTGATTTCATCCTCCGTGTTTCCACGGATCAAATCGGCGTTGATACCGTGCTCTGCGGCTGCGTTGGCGGACCATTCGCGAACTTTGGCGGCGGTTTCGAAGTCTGCAACCTTGGCCTTTAGGGCTTCGATTGTGGCATCTTTGTCGCCGATGGCCTTGGCGAGCTCGTCTCGTTCGTTGGCGGCGCGCCGATTTTCCTTGGCGCGATTCTCCCATTTCCGAGACTCGCTCTTCCAGTCGATTTCAGGCTTACTAGCGGCATTGTCCCCGTTCGTGGGGGCGTTGTCACCATTGTTGGTGCTGCTGTCGGCTGGAGTGTCGCTTGCGGCGTTGTCGCTCATTTGGCGTTTCCCTGTATTTTGACCGTGCGGTTATTGTGATGTTTCAGGCAACTATTTTGGGGCTTTGCAGCCGTCCTCAGTGGCCTTTGTTTATGCATTGTAGCACAATCATTCGATTGGTCTTGTACGCCATTCTGCGAGCTCCTCTTGGTGTGTGTCTATCCACGAGTTGACGAGTTCGCGATGGCGTGTGCGGCCTTTTTCGGTTTTGTGTCTGGCTGCTAGCGTGTATGCTTTTGCGGGCACTTCCCGCGATGTCGGGTCCCATGCGGGCACTGCGACGCATTTGCAGTTATCGTGTGCCCCGAATGATGCGGTCCCCTGGCTGCGGTAGTAGCATTCGTTCATTGTGAGCATGACACAGAAATTGCAGGCTTGTGGGTTGCGTGTTCGTCTTTCCCAGCCCATTGCTTCCGGGTCGGACCATGTCATGTCTGCGATTTGTGAGCGGGCGCCGTCGCTGACGTATCGGATGAGCGCCCCGGTCAAGTAGGATAGGGCGATGTCGGGGTTTCCGGCGTATAGTGCTCCTACACTGAATCTTACACTGTCGTCGATTTCGCCCGGTGGTGTGAGCGATGTTTGTACTGTGGGGGCGTCGCCTTGAATGTCTTGGTCTAGGCGCATGTCGCGGTACCATTCGTCGGCGATTGCGGCGGCCGCGCTACCGTATTGGTCTACGAGGGCGGGCATGATTTCGAGCAGAAGGTCGCGGGCTTGCTCGGGGCGCCGTTTGGCGGCGTGCGACCAGAGTGTGTGCAAATCGTTTTGAGCGAGTGTGGTGAGTGAGTCTATTGCTCGCCCGTATGCTCCGATTTCTGCGGTTGACAGCATGATGATTATTAGTTTATTGGTGTTTTGGTGCCGCCGGGCAGTTTGATGTTGCGCTTGACCCTGTTCCTTGTATTGGCCGGGTTATTAGCGTTTAGATTATTACTGCCATCGTTGTTATTGACGGCATTATTGGCGTTATCACCATTAGCACTATTGTTTGTGTCACCGTTTTCGGTGTTCTCATTATTCTCGTCCGCAGCGTTCTCGTTGTTCGTGGCGGCGAGAGCACGGTCAAGCAACGACACAGCGTTCTTTTTACGATTTTCAGCATTGATATCTGCGAGATCGTCCTCGGTGAGACCGGCACGCCGCATGAGAGTCTGCGACTCCTGCAATGACGGGAAAGCACTAACCATTTTGACCGCGAAATCGGCGGCAGACGAAGGCGAGGAATAGCGGGCAGGCGTCCACTTCACGGACGTTTTCCACGACTCGGCAGGCGGTTCGTCGAGCTTGTCCCTGACCATAATGATGTTCTGCAGCGTGCGCCGCAGTGGGGCTGAGAAAATACGCCACTGATACTCGGCTTCGTCCGCGAGCGCCGCTTCGGACGCCTGCATCGCCTCGGCTGAGGCAGGGTTTTCTGCGAATACTCCAATGGCGGATTGCGGCAGGTTTGTGGCTGCACACAAATTCTGCGCCAGTTGACGGTACATTTCCAGGTGAGGGCTCATGGTCATTTGTGAGAATTGCCCAACCGACGGAATGTCGCCATTCTCGTTTGGTTCGAGTACCTGCACTCGGGCCATGATTGCGGACCACCTGTCTTGGCCGGCGAAGTCCGCTCTTTCTGCGCCGAGCACGTACCGCTGTGGTGAGGAGAAGAATTCGGCGGAGGTTTCCGTGCGGACCATTGTCCTCACCGCCGCGTCCGTGAGGTATCTTACTTCGCGGGTGATTCGTGAGTGCCCCAAAGGGCGGTTCAGCTGCGGGTCGTAGCAGAGTGCTTCAACGAAAATACGGTTGGGTGTGTCTCCTAGTTTTTCGGCCTTCCACCAGCCACCGTTTTCGCGGGCGTCAATTCGCCAAATAGCGGTGTGTGTGTACATGATGGCGCCCGTCGGCTGCCCGTACTTGTCAGTCTTGTCGATTGTGAGTGCGGCTTCGATTATGCGACGCCTAGTGTCCCATAGTGCGGCGGACCATTCTGCGTCACGGGCCTGCACGACGACAGGCGGCTCCCCGATGGTCTCGTCCCCCCGCGTTACGGTGAGCAGCGAAAAAGAATGCTTGTACGCTGAAGTGATCGCTTGCGCGAGATCGAGATCATAGTTGTTGGCGGAGAGTATTTCGTTTGCTTCGAAGGCGTCGGGGGCGCCGTTCAGGGAGTAGCCTTCGAATACGTGCCTCCTGGCGAGCATGGTGACGACTTTCTGAGGCCACCCAAGTGCGGCTTTGGTGCGCGTCATTTGCGGCGGAATACTGATACCGAGGTCCTGGAAAGCGCGGTGGCCGTCATAGTAGACGGAGAGCAGCTTGTTTTTGTTTGAGTGCTGCTGCCATTTCTGCCACAGTTGCAGAAATGTTGCACGGTCGTCGTCGGTGAGCCCGGAAATGCGTGTGGGGGCGGGCGTAGCATTAACGAGTCGTCCGTCGTCAGGATAAATTTCAGTCATAGGAACAGTACTCCGCCGCCACGATCATTATTACTATTGGCGTTTTCGATTTTATCATAGGGCTTGTAACGGGGTCTTCTTTTTGTTGTGCGCGCTGCCCACATTGCGAGTGTGCAGGCTTCTAGGCCGGCTACGGTTGCCCCGGGCGGCGCCTGTAGGGCCCACCCGCCTGACGTGCCGATTGGGCGTGGTGTCGCTGAGGCGGCCTCGGTCCGTAGCTGCATGTCGTCTAGATGGGTGATTGTGTTTTCGCGTAGTGAGGCGTCTAGCATGCTGTAGGCGTCTATGATTTGTGTGATTGTGGGGGTGATGATGACTTGTGGGCGTACTCCGATGGCGCGGAGTCTTTCGATTGTGTCGCCGGCACCGTATTTTCCGTCTACGATGATTTGCGCCCATCTGTCTTTTGTGTCCGCTATGTAGTCGATGATCCATTGTGTGCCTTCGTTCATGCGGCGGACGCCTTGGTGTGTGCATAGTTCGACGTGTGTGGGCGTGTTAGCTTTGTGTCCGGCTCGGGCTAGGGCGCATGTTGATCCGTCGGGTGCGAATCTGATGGCGGCGCACCAGCGCATGCCGCTGGGAGTGTTTTCTGGCCGTATGGTGGCAGTGTTCCAGGCGACAGGGTCTATTGCGAGCCTGTCGTTGGCGCGGTCCCATATTCCGAGGCCTTCGCGTCGGAATGATTCTTCTCCGAGCTGCCTGCGCATTCTTAGAATGGCGGATTCGGGTGTGCGGCGCGGGTATGATGGGTTGGCTTTTTCCCATTGTTTTCTGTCGTCGCTGCCCGCGTTGTAGTCGGCGGCGAGTTCGAGGTAGAGGCCGTCTTTTATTTCGCCTTGCAAGGCGAGGTTGCGGAATTCGCTGAATGCTTCGGATGGGTCTTTTGGTTTTGGTGGTGTTCCGATTTTGATGATGAGCGGGTCGGGTGCCGTGTTTGTGGCGGGGATCATGTCGTCTAGTGCGGCGGCGCCCAGGATCTGGGCTTCGTCGAAGAGGATCATGTCTACGCCGTGGAATCCGCGTCCGAATCCTCCTTCGCGGGCTCCGAAGAGGATTCGTGATCCGTTGTTGAACGTGATGGCTTGTTGCCCGTTTGCTTGCCGTATTTTATTCACGTATGGGGCGATGTCGGGTATTTGTGCCATGCTTTTCATGTCGTTGAATGTTTCGTCTGCGGTGCGTGTGCGGTGTGCGGTCCAGAGGACGAAGTAGTTGGGGTAGAGGGTGGCGAGTGCGAATGTGAGGCCGCCGATTGTGTATGTTTTGCCGACCTGTCTGGGGATGGATGCTTGGATTCCGTCGATGCTGGCGGCGTAGTGGCCGTCTTTTCGTTTTGCGAGGATTGCTTTGAGCCAGTCTTGCTGCCATGTGTCGAGGGGGTATTGCATTTCTGCGAGGCGGTGTTGGACTGGCGGCCATGCTGTGTGTGTGATGTTTTCTGGGAGGATGAGGTGGGCGGCGATTTCGCTTAGGTGTTTTTCGCTCATTCTTTAGATGCCGTCCCAGGTTTGTGTTTCGTTTGGAATGTCGGTGGTGTGTGTGTTGGTGTTTTCGTTTTGTGTGGTGGCGAGTTGGTCTGTGATTTGTATGAGTTGTGCGGTGAGTTTTGTGAGTGCTGTGTCGCCGGTTCTTGGGTCGTCTATGACGGTGGCGATTTTGTGTGCGAGTGCTTGGCGTATGAGTGTTGGGTTGTTTGTGTTTGTGGCGTCGGTGATTGGTGTGGGGCTGTTGGGTTCGTATACGGTGATTGTGGTGTTTGTGTGGGTTGTCATGCTGTCTATTATATGCTGTGGTGTGGGTCATGTTTGGTGGGGTTTTCCACAGGGTTTTCCACAGGGTGGAGAGTTTTCCACAGGGTTTTCCACAGGTTTGGGAGTTTTCCACATGACGACGCTCACATTGTGATCTGGGTTACCGGAGTTATCCACAGGGTTTTCCACAAGCAGGGAGGGATGGGCAGACCTTCGGGGTGTTCGCGGCCGGATGGGGGAGGGGGAGTGGCCCCCATCACATAAATTGTGTGGTGTGTGTCTCGTTTCGTTGTGTTCCCTGTCTTGTTTTGTGGCGTGGGTCTCACTTTAAGGGATCCCTTAGGGTTTGGGGCCCCCCTTTTTGTTCGTCTCGTTTTGTTGCCATGGTTTTTTTGAACGCCATTGTGTTTCACGCTTTGCATATTTTTGCATGTTTTTGTAACATTTCTTTTGTTTTTTGCATTGTTTTGCATGTTTATGCATTGTGCGTTGTGTGTTGCCTTTGTACCATGCGTTGCACCATGCATGGTGCATGGTATTGGTATGCATGTCATGCATCACATCATCATCATGTGTTCATCATCATGTTCATCATGTTGATCATTGATCATTGTTGATCATCATCATGTTCGTTGTTCATTGTTCATTGATTAATGATTGAACATTGATTGTTGTTCATTGATCATCGTTGATCATCTGTTGTGTGAACATGAGTGTGTGAGAGTGGATGAGTGGGTGAGTGGATGGTGTCCATCCTCCTCGGTGTGTGGAATGGCGGTGGTGTGTGCTGCTGCTGTCCTGCCCAGTGCAGTGGCGTGGCTCGTGCCCTACTCATCCCACTGCAGTGCTGGCGAGTACTGCTGTCGTGTCGTGCACTGTTACTTGCCAGTGTGTGGTGTGTGGGTGGTGAGTATCTGTGTGTGGTGTTCGTGTGGTGGGGTATCCTCTGTCCGCTCCCCCCTCGTCGTGGTGGTGGGTGGGGCCATCGTGGATGGTGGGTGGCATAGCGGATGGTGGGTGGCATGGTGAGTGAAGGGCGGCAGTGTTACTGACTCCCCGTCGAATGTTGGCGCCCCCCTCGTCGTTTACCCTGTGGCCCTATTGAATGGCGGGTGTGGTGTGTGCTGTGATACCTGTCTTCGGATTGGGCTGGCACCTTGCATTGTTCTACCCCTTCTCGTATTGTCCAGTCCCCCTTCTCTCTTTGTGTTGCTGTCACAGCATTGTTGGTTTAGCGTTGTGTCTTTGTGGCAGGGTTATGTCATTGTGGGGTAGCGGTGTTGGTTTGTGTTGGGTGGAAGGGCGTGTGGTGTGTATTGTCCGCTGTCAACTCTTTATGTTGTGGTGTGTGTTTCAGTGTGTTGTGTTGTCTTGTTGTGGTGTGTGTGTTGTGTGTGGAATGGCGGTGGTGGGTGTGGGAGTGTATGGTTCGTCTTCCCCTCTCTCTTTCTTGCTCTTCCTCTTCCTCTTTGTGTTGGTGTTCGGGGTAGTGCGCGCGCAGCCCTGCGAGCACGCACGTTATCCCCGAACACCATTGCGTCCTCTTCTTATTGTTTCCTTTCGCTTTCTTGCCCCGCCTTTCCTGTTATTGTGGAATGGCGGTGTGTGATTCACCATGTGTCGGTGTGCCTAGTTGGCATGACTGCTACGGGTAGTCTGTCTCTTTCGTCTTCGTTTTTTTGGTAGTGGCGTGCTCTGCCTTTGCCTCCTCGTCCGTTGCCGCGTCGGCTGTTGCATTTGGCGCAGAGTACTCTGCCGTTGTCTGGATGGTTGGATCCTCCTAGCGAGGCTGGGATTATGTGGTCGGCTTCGGCGCTGTTGGGTTTGCGTTGTCCGTTGTTGTTGTATTGGAGTTTGACTCCGCATGCTGGGCAGTGTGTGATGCCCATGGCTTGTGCCCTGGCGAGTACTTGTTTTCTGAATTGTTTGTGTTCTCTGGTGCTTGTTCTGCTCACCGCTGTTCTCTTCTTTGTTTTTGTTTGTGTTGGTGTTAGGTGGTGGCGCGTCGCAGCGTCAGCGAGACGAGCGCCTCCACCGTCTAACACTACTCTCTGCTTTCTCTTCCTCTTTCTTTTTCTCTTCTTCTCGCCTTTCTTTGTTTGTGGATTGGCGTGTGTTGTGTAGTGCGCGCGCAGCCCTGCGAGCACGCACGTAACACAGCACACGCCCTTGTGTTCGTGGGTTTGTCTACTGTGGGTGGTGTGTGTTGTGTGTTACTTCTACCACAACGTAGTGTTTGTTGTTCACACCACACACTGTTCACTGTTAACGATCACCATGTTCACCATTGAACACTAATTACGTTATAACACATGTTACCTAATTAGACACCGTCTACTTGTGTTAGACAGTGTCTAATTCTAGTACTCTTTTAAGAGTATAGGTTGGGCCCAACACAGTGGCGAGCTCTTCGAAAACACCCGCGGCGTAACGCTCGCTTGCGTCGCTAGGGCTCCTCAGCGGCTACGCCGCGATCGTCTTCGACGATTCGTCTACTCGAGTGTATCATATGGACCAAAGTCACAGCCACAAACGTAGTCCACACATGCAACTGAAACGGGGACTAAACGTTGCAATCATGCGAAACGCACTGACACAGAACCTTGCTATAAGGGCAGAAAGTGTGACGACATGCACCAATATTGTAGTAACACAAACGGGTGTTTTTACCCTAGAAAGCCAGTTGCTAGCAAACAACCCACATGCGTGGAAAGTAAACGGGAGGTGAACAAAGTAAACGGAAAGTTAACGGAAACTGTGAGGCACTCGCGCATGTGACCATGCCACTCCTCTCCATCACACACCGCCCTTCTACCACTCTGAGAGACAAGTCACGCACACTGGGGCCACCAGAAGCGCTTAGAACGCCTCTGGTGGCCCCAGGAGGGTAGGACGAACGGCTCAGCAGCCCCACTCGGCTCGCTTGGTCAGCTCGGCCATGAAGGCCTCGTCAGCCTCGGCACGGTCGATCAGCTGTCGCAGCGCGGCGTTGATCCGGCTCGCCGTCTCCTCGTCCTCGAAGATCCTGATGTCGTTCGCGGTCTCGGTAATGAAGCCGCGCACCAACTCGAAGGCATCGCGGGGGTAGAGGTCGACCATGAAGAATCGCAGCAGCGCACGTAGGTACTGGTCGGCGACCGCCTCGTGCTCTTCGACGTAGCGGAGCATGAGAGCCGTTATGGTCTCGGGCTCAAGGAGGGGTGAGATGCGCGGAGTAGTTGAGGTATCCATGCCCACAGTGTGGCACGGATGGGGTGGCAGTGCAAGCCCACGTGGCCCCAGAGCCCACCGAGACGCAGGTCGCACACATTGAGGGTTGACAGCACACACCCGCTCTTCTATGGTAGACGCACCACCGAAGGTCGGTGCACGAAGAAAGAGGGGATACACAAATGGGCAACACGCTAGATGAGGGAATGCTCATCCGACGCATAATCGTTCACAGGACTACGAAGCTGTTGAACGGGGAAGGCTCACACCTCACAATTCTGGTCGAGCACATGGACGATACGGATTACGAGGTGAGCGTCAACGATAGAAAAGAGACGCCCGAACATTTGGTAGCACTGCTCGCCGCTGTCGGGCGTGGTGCTAACACGATGATCCGTGCCCTCGACATTCTTCGCACCGTCGGATATATGGACGCGCGCCCCCTTGCACTATTGGGCAGGGAAATCATTTTTGGCCTGGACCGCGTCTCGCTTGAGCTCGAAATTATGGAGAACAGTGACGGCGAAATCGATTGTGGCATTAGCGTTAGTGGCGTGGATCAGGAGAAAATTGAAGAGATTGAGCGCGTACTGGAGAAGAAAGGCGTTGACCTCATATGAGACGGTGCGACAGTGGCCGGCAACATATCAACCCACCCAACCGGCCTGAAAGGTTCGATTGAAAGCGGACGGACGATGAGGCTATATGCAGCCCATCGTCCGTCCGCCTTTCATGGTGTTCCGGGGTGATGGGCTGATGTGTCGAGACCCCCCCGGATTGTGGCGGACGTCTCACCTTGGTGGGGTGGACAGGCGAGCATCGTGGCCGTAGAGTTAAGGCCATCGGGAGCAAGACAGTGGCCCGTCAGACGGGGCAGATGCTCCACCGCACAACCAAGACCATCACGGAGAAAGAGGAGACACCATGAACATGAGGCATGCGGCACCACGTCACACCAACGCTGCGACCCGCCGCCCTTTGAAGCGGAGCAGCGAAATCATCCTCGCCGCCATCATCTACCTGACCGCATCATGTCTTGCCGTTGTAGGGACGCTCGGTTTCGTGGCGACCATTTGGGTCCTGTGGGGGACGCTGGGAGTACGGTAACCCCCCGCAATTCATGACAACACAAACACTAGAGGAAGAGGAGGACACGCTGTGTTTTACGATGCGCATTTCACCGTCGACGTTACGAATTGGTCGCGGGGCATTTGGTTGGACGGCACAACGCAGATAATGGACAGAGAGGACATTCTTCTGTCCGATCACCTAGTACCCGTCTATCTTCAGGAGTTTCCGGACGACCGCCGTTCCGCTAACGAGGCGTTGGCTTCCATGGTGGGTGTGGCGAAGATTTATGACCGCATTCTTGCCTTGGCTGATGAGCATGGTCTTTATGTTGACGGGGATGAGTTTTCGATTCTGACAGTGTCGTCCGGTGGGTCGACGATTGGCACCATGATGGTCGCTGTGAGTCGAAGCGGCGCCGAGCTGGACATTGACCCGTTCTGTGGGAAGAGCGCTTCGAAGCGTCCTATATGGGATCATTTTGTGGATGATCTCACTAATGATCCTGTTGTTTTGCATTCTCGCACCCCTGTTGAGGCTGCTACTCAGTGGAGGCCGGCGAAGCCGCTCACACATTCAATGCGATTCCATGTTTACACGAATCCGATGGGTGAAATGACGTTCGTTTCCGGTGGGGTTGCGTTGACCGTGGACAATGTTGAGACTCTTAGCTGGGAGACCAATGTTGGTATGATCCGTAGTGAGAACCTTGCGGGTAAGGTGCAGGAAGTGTTCGATTGTCTTCTTGTGGGCGCTTCGGTCATGGATAGTCTTACTTCGGTGGCGGACGCTTGTGGTATCACTCTTGCAATGATGGGTGATTTTTTGGTTGTCGTCTATTTCAATGGTGAGATTATTGGGCAGATTGCTGTGGGCGTGAGCGGGGGCAGTGTCGAGCTTGCCCCCAGCTGCCTGCACTCTCCTGACCGGTCGGACGCCATGGAGGAGGCGTGGAGTTGGTTCTGTGCTCGAATCCGGGAGATTCCTGACAGTAGGACCGTCTAACCCACCGCAATTCTGAGGAACGGGAGGAGAGAATCATGCTTTGGTTTGAATATGATGGCCCCAACAATGAAGGGGTGACTGACCGTGACGTTGAGATGGGGTTTATTCGGGAGAATATGCCGCCCGCTACGTCCTGCTATTACGATGATGCCGGCTTTACTGTCGTGATCTGGGACACTAAGGCCGGTGTTATTGAAACGTACGTGTTTGATAATGGTAGGCCGACAGCGTGGTATTTCAGCGCGAAGACGGCGTCGGCGGATGCTTGGTGGCGGAAAACCGTCACTGTCGGTGAGAACACGGCCGTTGCGGCCAGGTGGATTCACAAATACGTCGAGCGTTTCGAGAGGAGGGAGGAGAGCGCTCGTTTGGCGAATGATTTCATTCTTTGCCTGGAAGAAATGAGGGGCAGTGACAAGGGTTCGGCGACGTGGGGGTGTGCCCGGTCTGACGCCAGGGATAGGTTGGCTGATCTGTGTGATTTGGTGGGCGTGCCGGCTGAGTGGGTGATCGGCTCTGACGTTTAAACCTCACGCCCCTTCAACAATAAATAGTAGCATCCATCACAATATTTAGGAAGAGAGAAAATATACTATGGGTACAGTTTTTGAGACGGTTATCGCTCAGGCGGTCCGTGAGTGGAATAATGACGGGCGCCGCCACGAGTTCAACGTGCATGCGCCTGCCAGAAAGATTTACGATGGCGGCATCGTCACTATCGGCAGTACGTGCCGTATCGTGGTCGCCGGTAGCACGGTGAGGGCAAGGTCTATTAAGCGGAAGGGCACCGCGATTCCTCCCGAGAGTGTTGGTGAGTTCGTCCATCGTGCTTTGATTGTTGCGGCGAACCGCGGTAAGGCGGCCGGCAATGAGTGACTCTGCTGTTGATGGGGCTATGTTCGCTTTTCTTGCTAGTTGTGTCGGCGATTTCGCCCAGTGGCCCCAGTGTTCGATTGTTGCTTTGCATGGCAATAATGAGGGCGGCCGTCTTTTCGGTGTTCTCTTCAAGGCGACTGCCAGGAATCCCGAAGATAGAAGTGTCTTCAAGATTATTGTTACGAAAGATGAGGCGTGGCGGGTTCGTGTTTTTCAAATAGCGAATCATGTTCTACGGGATGAGCGCGCTGCCGATAGGGGCACTATTGTCGACGCCGTGAATCATTTTGCGGAGTTGACCGGCATGGTGGAAGGGGGAGAGTGATGATTGACGGTGATCTGCGCCCCATCGTGACCGAATTCATTGCGGAGATGCTCAATGATCCGTGCTGCGAGTCCATCCTGTTGGACGTCGGCGAGGACGCCATGGTGGACAGTGACCTGGCCGTCCTCTACATGGACATTGTCGGGAAACAATACGGGTGCACTCTCTCCGTCGTGGGAAGCGAGTGTTCGGCGAGCATTCGAAACTGTGGCACGGACGAAACAATAACAACAGTGAAGGGAAGGAGAGGGGCATGGGAGCTTCAGGATCTGCTCGGCGAAATCAAGACAAAACTATGGGAGGACAAATGATCAAGTTATTCGATTGGGAATTCCTGAAGCATGTCACCGAGGCGTGCAAGAATTACGCCAGTAAGGGTGGGAACGATTCGCTCGGCCTGGAAGTGAGCGCTTGGAATAACAGCATTCACATTGTGGTCGCGTCGCCCGGGCATAGGTTCGTTTTCGAGGCGGATACTGTTCGCGGTTACAAGGCTTCGATTTTCGAGCAGACTGACCGTTACTGGGGCCCCATGTTCGACGTCGGCTACACTTTCGACGGCGATGAAATCCTTGATGCTTTCAATAGTTTTCTTGACCGTGTGGAGGCGGAAGGCAATTGAGTGTTGAGAAGATTGCGGATTACGAGTTCCAGTCCCTGACGTGGAAAGTGCACTATGATTGGTTCGCTGACAGGGTTATTGACTATTTGCAGTCCAAGTCGCCTGAGACGCCTCCCAGGTTTCTGTGGACGACTTTCTTGACGATGGTGTCTGCCCCGTTGTCTGCGAGGACTCATTTGTCTGCGAGCGCGCAAAGCGCGGTGCCGTTGACTTTGTACTCACACTGCCTTGGGGCGTCCACTTTGTCGAGGAAGACGACGGCGCAGTCTTTGGTGCGTAGTTTTTTTGATGATTGTGTGGGCGCGTTTCGTTGGGATTCGTCTCAATTGTTGGCATCCGTGCAGGAGATTGATTCAGCACTCCGCATGCTGTTCCGTCGCCTGGAATCCCTGGAAAAGAGGGGCGGGCGTATCGATATTGACGAGTACCGGACAGAACGGGACGCTATCAATAATCGCATCACCGAGTTCGAGGCTGATCGAAAAGATTTGCTGAATACTATTGATAATAGCCCGTGTGAACGTTCCCTGATGGCGAATGTTTTGTTTGGGTCTAATGTGACGGCTGAAGGTTTGAATCTTCGGATGGCGCAGCGTTCTGGCGGGGCGTCTATCATGTTTGTAGACGAACTACAGAACATGTACTCCGCGTCACAAGGTGAGGGTTATCGTAGCGGGCTCATCGGATTCTTGACCGACGTCTACTCGGGCAGGACGGTGGAGTCTGTGCGTGTCGGCGACGACGGCGTGAAGCGTGCGGATAGTGAGAGAGTTCCTCATTCTCTTGCTTTCTGCGGCACTGGTATTCTCGGCGACGTAGTCGATAATATGTCGCAGGCTCTTTTTGAGACTGGGTGGGGGCCACGCATTCTTTTCGCCTTGGACGAGGAGGATCGTCGGTCTGATCCCTCGTCTTTCGGATGGGTCACCGATACGGCCCGGAACGCGCATGGCGGGGATGGTTTTGTTGAGTACGCTTCCGAGCGTATTTCAACAATCCTGGGTATGATGCAGCATGAATTTCGCGGCACTGTTACTTGTGCCACCGAGTTTTGGCCCGTTAACACGCCGGCGACCATGACCGTGACCGAGTCTGCGCGGAATGTTTGGGTGGAAACAATGCGAGTCTGGGCCAGGGAGGCGGCCCGTGAGTCGCCTTTCCGGCGTGCGGTACAGGCGGTCATTGACCGTATGGGGAACCATATTATGCGCGTTGCCGCTATTCTGTCTCTTTTCGAGCAGCAGATGAGCGTGTCATCGTCCGCGGTTCGGAAAGCTTTCAGTCTGGCCTCCGATTTCTGGCTGCCTGACGCGTTGAAAATGGTCGACTATGTTTTTGTTCCGGATTTGACGCGTATGGTGGATGATTTCAGTAGTAATCCGCCGACTGAGACGCGCCTGTATCAGGTGTTGGAGGCGAAGAATCTGTCCCCGCGAAGCGTAGAGGAATATCGGCAGTATATTCTTCGCAGAGGCGTGAAATTCCGCACCGAAGGTGCCATTGTGGATAATGATCTCGTGGAGGCGATTCTGCGGGATCAGATAGCGGAACCATCGTACAGTGAGTGATGTTTTCGGGGCGCGTTTCCCCGTGATGGTAGCGGGCAATGTTCGCTCCATCACGGGGTGGCGTGCTACTAGCGTAAACCTTAGCGATTTCGCCGCCTTGTGTGAGGCGCCCTCGAAATGCGAGAAATATGATGCTCCCGCGTTTTTTGCCGGTATTCTTTCGGGGGGTAGGCGGCAGAAGAGGAATTTCGTGTCCCGGTCCGCTATTGTTCTGGACGCGGACCACGGGTCGCGAGAAGACTTCGTTGGCGATCGTATGCGGGCGGCGAATCTCGCCGGTATTGTGTGGGAGACGGCATCGTCGTCTTTCCCGTCCCCGCGTTTCCGTGTTGTTCTGCCGTGTACTCGCAGCATGACTGTGGGAGAAAGTGAGGCGATCGCCCGGGTGTGTTTCAGTGTGCTGGGGCCGGTGTCTCAGTGGGACGGGTCGTGTGCTGAGGCGTCCCGAGCTTTTTTCCTACCATCACATTACCTTGGGCTGCGAGTGCGTCATTGGCTCATTGACGGTGCCCGTTTGAATGTTGATAAATGGTTGGAGAATATCGGGTATGAGGAGAAGAATGATGATGTTTCTTTGTGTTCTGTGCCCGATGGCGGCTATGGTGGGGTGATTGGAGAATTCAATTCAAAATACGGGTTTAATGATCTCATTGGTTTGTTTGGTTGGCCTTACGAGTCGGTGGGGCGACGATGGCGGTATACGCGTGGTGGTGACACGGCTCCAGGTGTGACGATGCTGGACAGTGGTCTGGTCTTCTCGCATCATGCGGATGATCCGCTCGCGGACGGGCGGGCGCACACGGTGTTCGATTGTATGAGGCTGTTGGAGTGCGGTGGTGACGTGGGCATGGCTGTGGGTGAGGCGTTGTCTCTCCTCCAACTGGAGATGTGAGCAGGGTCACCTACAGTTGGGTTGACTATGGAGTGCACGGTCCGCCTATACTAGAGCCGTCACCGAGGAACGGTGGCGCCAACACAGAGAGAAGAGGAAATCATGGACATCATCGCTCGTCGCAGCACCAGGAACGACGTCATCATGTTCGACATCATCCCTACACTGGACCAGATGGACGACTACGATGTTGCCGCCATCGCCGACGACGTGATTGGACAGTATTTCTCCGCCACTGGAACCCCCTACTATGTGGTGGACGTTGACGAGGACACCTACTGGGCCGCCGTGCAGCGTCACGCCATCGCCCACTAACCCGACAGAACGAACCCCGTCCCATCGCTCGGTGGGGCGGGGTTTTCTGCATAGAAAAGAGGAAAAACGGATGACACTACTAGTATTCACTCTCACCATTTGCCTGTTAGTGATTGTTTGGACGAACTTCAATGATTGACATTCGGCCCACAGGGGCGCAGGAAAGAGAAATCAACCGCACCGTCACCGCGATTCGAGACGGTGGCGGGGCGTTGCTGGCTTGGGAACCCGGCTGTGGAAAAACATACGGCGCAATCTGGGTCACACAGAAACTTGACGCCGACAGGCGAGTCATCATTGTGTGTCCGAAGCGCGTTATTCCGTCATGGCAGGCCAGTATCAAGACCATCACCGGCCGGGAAGCGAGAGTGTTGTCACGCTCCACTAAGTTTGGGCGCGCCAACATTGAGGACATGTTGAACGGCGAGGATGGTTGGTGGGTTATTAACTTCGAGCTGTTGGTTTCCCTGCAGAAGGCGGCCGCCTCCGGAAAATGGCCGAATGTTCCTTTCTCGAAGGCGCCCTTCAATATGGTGGTCGTGGACGAGGTTCATCGCATTGCGAATCATCGCACCCAGTCTTTCCGGGCCGTAAAAGCATTGAAATCAAAGTATCGTCTCGGCCTGTCGGGCACGCCCGCCGGCAACAAACCCGTCAACATTTACGGTGTTCTCAAATTCTTGAATCCGAATAGTGTTGACCGGAGTTTTTACAGGTTTGCGGATGAGTTTTTTGTTTCTGAGTTCAATCCGTTTGCGGCGTCCCCATACGCCAGGATTTATGGTGGCGAAAGGGATCCGGGCGCTCTCCGCGATTCTGTGGGCGACAATTGGTCTTCGATGCGGGGGAGTGAGGTTTTCGGGAATCTTCCTCCCGTAAATGTTCAACGCGTCGCCTGTGGGATGCGGCGTGAACAGAAGAGAATGTATAGGGAGTTCGTGGATCATCGTTTGGCGATTATGGATGGTGGGGCCAGTGTAGCCTCGTCCGCCGCCGTTCTAGACGGGCGCCTCAGGCAGATCACTCTCGGGCCGTTGAAAATCGTGGGCGATAGTGTCGAGTTCGAGGAGCGAGGATCCTCGAAGATTGATGCCACCCTTGACATTCTGTCTGATCTGCCGCCGGACGAGAAGGTTATTCTGTGGTGCCACTCGCGTAAATTCATGGCGCCGTTGCGGAAGCGGCTGGCCGATGCCGGCTATCAGAGCGTTGAGTTGTCTAGTGATTATCGTGATGAGTGGCGGCGGTTTTTGGAGCTCGACGGGCCAAGGGTTCTTTGTGCTGTTATTGCGGCCGCTGCGGAAGGGATTGATGGTCTGCAGAATGTTTGCAACAGTGAGATTTGGTTGAGTGAGGATAATAGTGTGATTTTGAATTTGCAGGCGTCTGCTCGTTTGAATCGTAAGGGGCAAACAAAACGGGTGAATCGTTTTCTTTTGCAGTGTGAGAATACTGTTGACGTGACGGCCGTGGAGCCGAGGTTGGCGGCGGGGTATGAGCGTCTGCGTGAGAGCGACCTCATATGAAATGTGATAGACGTCATGCTCGTGTGGGTTGCGCACACCACCACCACGCACCTACAGTAGATGCCATGAAGAAAAAAACACACGGCAGCTCAACCATTCGCCTAGTGCGACGCCGCATGTCAGATACCATCATAGACATTCTCATGTCCGATGACAGTAAATTGATGGGCAGGAATTTCCTGACCGTTACTCCGGTCGACGATGGGTACTCAGACGTCAATGTCATCCATGTCACAGCGGATAACATTCGCATTATGCGCGGTATGGCCTCATGTATCAATCTCGACATTTACGAACTCACCACAGAGGAGGGGTGAAAAACATTATGCGCATCACACAGAGCACCACGATTGACGAAATCGCCGGCCGCACCATTGTTCTGAAATGGCCGACACAGTTCGGTGTCAAGACAATGCAACTGCACGTACCCAATATTCGATCAGAGAACATCTGGCGGATCCAATGCTACGCGGCCGTCATTTCCACAGCGATCGAGGAGCGGGCCGGCCTCACAGCAACCATCATCGAATAACACATCATTAACATTCTGAGGAAGAGAGAGTAAAAACACTAATGGGCGTCTACCTAGTCTGGGAATCGCAACATAAAGGCGACTACCGGGTCTATTCGAATCTTGAGCAAGCCGCTATGCGGGCCGAGGAGCTCAGTGGCACCGTCTATGAAATCATGCCGGCCGGTGACGCAAGACTATTCTTCATTGAAGACATTGCAAGCGGGGACATTGAAGTCCAGCGCGACGTCAGGCTCGCCGCTATCGCCGCAATTCAGGAAGGAGAGAAATTTGAATTTGAGCCCGGCCGCCGCAACAGCGGTCAGTAAGGTTTTCGCCCCAACCGAACGCTACAAACAAACCGCTATTGGCGTGAGCGAGATTGGGGACGATTGCGAGCGATGCATTGCCGACAAGCTTCTCAGAATCCCGCACGATACGGAAAATGCGGGTACACCACTGGCGCCTTTCCTGGGTACAGCGTTTCATGCTTTCGCGGAATCGCGCACGAAGAATGAACCGAATGTTCTAGTGGAGCAGAGAGTAGAGGTATGTGATCTTGAAGACTATGGGCGTATTTCTGGGAGTGTGGATCGCTTCGATATTGCGGCGGCGACGGTCCTAGACTGGAAGCTGCTCTCTCGGAAAAAGATTTCCACATTCCGGAAGAGTGTCAAATGGGACAATGGTCTACCGCGATTCGCCAATACGGCGGCAGGGAGTCAATTTCGTAAATACTACATTCAGATCATGCTCTACGGGTACGGTCTCACGCAGCTCGGACACGAGGTAGCTCACTGTTCTATCGTCGCCCTCCCAAGGGACTGCAGCGTGGAGGTCATACCGGACAGTGTTTGCGAGTTTTCTTTTCCGTGGCGGCGAGATGTTGCGCTCGCGGCCATAGAGAGACTCCAAAACATTTGGGAGAGAGCAAGGTCACATGACAGTGGTGTTGACAGTCTCCCATCATCCCCTCTATGTTGGTACTGCTCGCATGAGCGCCACACAGAAGCATTCAAAAACTACAACATTAACGGCTAGGAGGTGAAACACACATGACTTTTGAGGACACTCTTGCACGACTCGGAATGACGGTCGTGAACCCAGAGCAGAATAATCACTTCAACATGCTCATTCATGGTGTGAGCGGTGTTGGTAAGACGTCGCTCGCAGCCACGGCGTCACAGGTGGACGATATGTCGCCCGTCCTGTACGTTGATTTTGAATCCGGCACACTCCCGGTACGGGATTGGGGGAACCCTGCAAACATTACTGTCGTTCATTGTGACAAGTGGGTTGATTGCGCCAATCTTTGCGACAATATTGCACGCAATCTTGCAGAATTCCCCTACAGGACGGTAGTGTTCGACACGCTGGATAAGTGTCAGGAACTCATCCTCTCCCACTATGAGGCCGTATCGAATGACACTTGGACGAAATGGCGAGCAGTATACGACTCCCTGTTGAAGGCGATCAGCGTATTCCTGGACGCACCCGATATTTCATTCATTGCTATCACGCATTCCGCGCGCGAAAGCAACGAGGTCACTGGGGAAACTTTCATCGCCCCTTCCTTTGAAGGGCAGAAATCTGGGCAGCGCATCCCCGCCTTGTTCAATTTCGTCGGCTACATGGAATGGGCGAACGTGGACAATGGGGACGGGGAAGAAATCACCGTGCCAGTTCTGTACACTCGTAAACCGAACGTTGTGACAAAGCAACAGACGCGGGGGTTCCCACCGGCAATGGGGAATCCGAGCATGACCAAAATCCACAATTACATCACTAGCCACTAACCAAAAACATAGGAAGAGAGAAAAAGATTATGGCTAAGATCACTGTTACCGCTGACCGTGGCGTCTCCGCTGAGACTCTCGCTATCGCCGCCGACGCAGTCAGGGAAGCACTCCGCGACAGGCCCACCAAGGGCGAGAACTGACCACCGCAATTCTTTCCATCCCCCGATTCACAGGAGCACACATTATGGCAACTGGCTTCAATTTCGGCACCGACCTCTCCTCGTTGGAGGTCGCTACCGGCGGAGGCAATTTCGAGCCGCCCAAGCCCGGAAAGCACTCCGCATTCATCACTAAGGCGGAAATGACTACGTCCAAGAGCGGGCGGCCCATGCTTGTCACCGATTGGATGATTGACGGTGACGACGAGGACGCCGGAAAGGCGCTCACCGACCGCACCGTTTTCACTATCAATAAGAATGGGAAGACTTTCATCCACTTCAATATTCCGAAGTATTTCAGTGCCGCTGGTCTGTGGCCGGCTGACGCCAGAGAGAGGGCTGATCTTCTGTCCCCGCAGAAGATTGATGCGACCGTGAAGCGCGTGTGCGAGAATCTGGAGGGCGCTCACGCAACATTGGTCACTCGAATGAGCAAGCCGCGCCCTCGTTTGGACGATTATGGTCGCCCCGCATACGAGCAGGACGAGAACGGAGTCACGATCCTCGGCGAGGATGGCGCCCCGAAGCCCGCCTTCTGGCCTCCGAGAGCTGAGATTTCTTCCATTGATTTCGAGGCCAAGAAGAATACTGAGACCTCATGGTCGGTAGTTTTCTGACACACACGGTCGCATGATTGAATAGCGGGGGCAACAATCGCGTTGCCCCCGCTATTCAACCGAGAAGAGAAGAGAGAAAACACGCAAATGACGCAACCATCATACGAACAATACAGGACAGTCGCCAACAGACTCACCCAGCTCAGCCACCGCACTAGTAGCAAGAATTTCCAATTCCCCTCGATTGACGCCGCCATCGAATGGTGTTTCACGTATCTGGAAATCCCCGAGGACAACAAGTGGCGATTCACGCGCCCCGACATTACTAAACCGATCGCCCCATGCAATCTCGACATAGTGCTAAATCGTCTACCGGACGCGCCGTACTCGCACCAGTACTGCAAGGTGAATGGCACGCTTATGCCGTATCGCTCCTACAACGACATTCGTCTTAACATTTGGAAATGGCGGGGGCGGAACGGTGTAGATAATTTCGAGTTCGACGGCATGACGTCGGCTATCGAATGGTGCTACAACGAATTCAATCCATCGGTTGTGTTCGATTGGGAATTCGCCACCGAGAACGGCGTGTTTCGCCCTGGTGAAATTTCAATAGTGCGCGGCGAGATCAGGGGGGAAGCTCGCGATCGTCTTATTCTTCACCCCGCCAAAACCTATAAGCAAACGACTGGAGTGCAGCAGGAAATGGTGGGGCGGCGCTTCCACCAATGGGAAATAGTATCCCCCGAATGGAAGATCATGAGAGATGGTCACAAGCACTACCACATGCGTTGCGTGAATTGCGGAGAAAGCAAGTGGCTTCGCGTTTCGCACTTCAGTGGCGGTAGAACTGTGGTCTGCCCTTGCACCAGCCCGTCAATCCGCATGTACAGAGAAGTACCCGAGTGGCTTATCCCGAAACTTATGCGACGCATTTACGATATGAGGAGGTATGTGCCGAAAGGGGACTTTCGTTTTGATTCTACGCAGGATTGCGCAATATGGTGCTACAAGCATCTGCCGTTCCCGAGCAAGCCGGGCACACCATGGGCTTTGAAAAAGGGGCGCGGGAAGCCCGTGATGCCGGGCACATTGTGGCTTGAAGTAGACGGAGTGCGCACAGACACTACGAAGAATATCGCTAACGTGAACAAGTCGCGTCGGAACTTGCGGAAATAGAAGAGAGGAGAATGGAATGGCGGAGCGCGTAATGGCCGTTGATCCCGGCAAATCAACAGGAATCGTCATCGGAGACTTCCACGACGACCACGAATTCTCAATCATCCACGCCCAGCAACTCAAGCACGAACATTGGATGAGCAACGTCTACGACATTCTCACCACATACAACGAGTATGCTCCTGATATTGTCGTGTGTGAACAGTTCGATCTCAGGCCGGGCAACAATTTTCTTGCAGACCTCACTCCAGTAAAAATCAACTCTGTGCTGGATTGGGAGATCGGGGATATCGTATGGCAGACTCCTGCAATGGCAAAAACTACCATGCCCGATAATGTTCTGAAAATTCTTGGTTTTTGGCCCACAGGGTCCAGCGTGGGCCAGCCTGACGCGGACGATGCACGTGACGCAGGACGCCACCTTTTCCTGTGGGCAGTCACCAAACGCCACGACGAGGACGTGATCGCTCGCATTGTCGGAGACGACGTGGAGCGACGGTGAATGTTTCACGTGAAACATGTCCCCGTGTTTCACGTGAAACATTACTGTCCCCTACCGGATCATCGGTAGGGGACAGTAATGTTTTATGAATAACGAAGGTCAGGCGACCTTGTCCTCAGCAGCAGCCTCGCCCTCACCGGCGGCGTGACGGCCAGGCGTCACAGCGGGGCGAGTGTGAT